GGGACACCTAAATCTATGTTACCAGTTCCATCATATACTCCAGCACCTAAGTCTGTAGCATTATCAGCACCTAATGTGTGGTCAGGTGATGAAGTAGAAACTCCAGAGAACATAGTAGCTAACACAGCAGCATCATATGAATCTTTCAATGCATATGCAGCAGAGCTAGAAGCAATCTCTTTAAAGTTGACATGTGACATATTAGTTTCAATATCATCTACGATGAATTTGAAAGCTTTAGCACTATCAACAACTAAAGTGATTTCAGCGTCTGTTAGCAATGTTTCAGTTGTATCTGCATTTCTTGTATAATTAGATACAGAAATTACAGGTTCTTTGATAATTTTTACAGAGTCTCCGAACGAAGAAATTTCACCAGCATAATCTGTGTTGGTGATAGCTTCTACTACCGAGGCTTTTCTGAAAAAGTTTAAAACCTTTTTAGAGTAAACCGAAGGTAAGAAGAAACTATTTCCTTGGTTAGTACCACCTGCATCAAAGTTACTCGTTGCTGACCCGTTAGAGCCAGTTTGAAAAAATTGAGCCATTTTACTTTCCTTTTTTAGTTATAGTTTATTTAATGATTCTGCCCTCTTGCATAGCATCTGATATTTCCTGTTCGTATTTATCAAACTCTGCCATACTAAGTGCAGCAATCTCCCTTTCTGACCATACTTTCTCCTGCTTTGGTTCAACTGTTGTTGTTTTAGTTGAGACCATATCTGCAGCAGATTTTTTGGTCGGTTTAGAAGATGACTTAGTCTTTTCAGGTTCAATACCAAAATCTTTTTTAAATAAATCTAAAGCACGAGAAGCTAAATCGGCATCATCAGTATTTGAGTATATCCATTTCTGAATAGACTCAGGCTGTTCTTTTGCCCATGTATGAAAGTCATCGCTGTTTTTAATTTCTTCAAAATCAGGATGTTTTTCATTTAACCTTTTTTCTGCATCTTGTCGTACTAATTGTTGTTCTCTTTCTTGGAGTTTACTAAGGCGTTCTTCTAGAACTTTTGCTTTAGTCTCCGATTGCATATGAGCAACAGTTTCTACAACTTCATACACATCAGGATAGTTATTTTTAAACTCTTCTAGTTCTTCTTCAGATTTAGGAGCTTTATATTCGGTTCTATTTTTAGTAGCTTCCTCTATTAACTCTTCTTCTCTGTGTTTAAACTCGTTAAGTTTATTATCATAATGTTTTTTTAAATCATCATATCTTTTTTTGTAGTCTGGTTTTTTGTAAGGTCTATCCTTAGTAGTTTCCAGTTCTTCTCTATTTACACTTCCTTCAGCTTCAATATCAGTAACATCGTTGCTATTAAAAAGTTTATTTTTTTCAGAAGGTTCTTCAAAATAAAGACTTTCTGATGATATAAAAGGTTTATCTTCTCCTTTGTGCCAAGGTTTATTTTTATTATAAGGATTTGGCGTTTCCTCTTTTTGGACTTCATTAGTCATTTTCTTTTCTCCTAATTGGGGCTTCGGTTACAAGGTAGCTCTATGTCGACTAGAGGGCTTGTATTGTAAAGGTAGCCTTTCGGTTTTAGTTTGATAAAGTGCCTACGCTAATAGGGTAGCTCTATCGGTTTTAGCTACGGACATATCTAGATTGTGTATTGGGGTCCATCATATTTTCTCTAACTTTATCTCTAACAGTAGTATCTTCTTCAGGTATATAAACACCTTCATTTATTACTTGTTGTCGAGTAATGTTATCTTCGATTTCTTCCTCTCCACTATCTTTATGTAGAGTACCTCCGTGCATCATTTCTTGTCTTTCATCTGCTTGAGCTTCAGCATCTTTCATCATACGCATCAATTCATCAGCTCCGATTTCTTCTGTAGCTTTTGCAGTAAAGACAAATTCTCCATCCGATAACCTTGCAGGTATCGAATCAGAGACTCCTGAACCCGGACCTTCAACAGGACCAGACCCAGCAAATTCTTGAGCAACATCTATAACTTTATCAAATAGCATAGATAGTTCCTCATCTTGTTCTAATTTAGAAGTTAGCATGTCTTCTTCTTCTTCTGTTAATGCTTCCTCCATTATAAAATCTGTATAATTATTTTCCATTTTTTCATCTGGTAACATTTTAGGTGTTGTCATAACCATTAACATTTGGTCATCCATAGAACCACCTTCTTGTTTTTTTAATCTTACTCCTCTGCCTATAAGTACATCAGCGTATGAAGTCTTACCATCTTTATTTAAATCTGGAAATTCTTTTGCCATTATTTCTCCTTTGCTCTTCCTATATTAATTGCAAACCAATCAATAATTTTATAAGCTTTACCTACTAAATTATCATCTAGTGGTGTTGGTGTTAGTGCAGCTATCATTGAGCATATTGAGATAACCCAAGGTACTACACTAATTATTTTCATAATTGTATCTAATAAATCTAACATATTATATTTCCTCTTTTCTTGTTATTGCTTCTTTAACTTGTAGGTCCAACTGCTCCAATCGTACCAGAGAAGCTATCTTCCCCTGGAATCGGTACATCTCCTGTTCCGATGTTGCCACCACCAGTCCCTGTAGGTCCAAGTTCTTGAGGTCCTGTAGGTACTCCTTGAATACCTCCCATTGTGGGCTGTTGACTAGAGGGTTGAGCTTCTTCGCTATTTGTTTGTCCAGCATTTTGCATTCCTATTATTTGTGCCATTATAGCTGCTTCTTCAGGGTCATTGAGTATTTCATCAGGGTCTAAGTCTAAGCTATAGGCAAGTTCACTTACGAGTTTAGAAATTTTAACAAATGGTGCGATAGCTGGGCTTTGTGCAGTTTGTAAGAACATTGTCAATCTTTGACTTCGTACTTCTTTTTGCATTAAGCTATTTGTACCAGTAGCTTTAACTTCTAAATCACCTTCAATATTTAATTCACCTTCATGAAATTGCATATTCCATTGAAAGTAAGATTCTCCAAGTGGTTTTAATAAAAAATCATCTAGATTTTTAATAACTGTTTTAATATTTAAACTTGATGCTCCTAGTAACATTGACATACCAGAAGCAGTTCTAGTCATACTTTGAACACCTGTTTGTCCATGTGAATAACTAGGTATACCTGTTTGTTCATCTGCAAGTTGTCTAAACTTGTCAAACATCATTAAGTTTTCTTGTGATGTATTAGGAAACTTTAAACCATGTATTGCTTGTCCGGGCATTCCTGCTTGTCTTCTAAATATTTTACCCGGATATATTTCCATTGATTGTCCACCAACTAAAGCAGATTCATCTACATCAAACACTAATGAACCAGACATTGCTAAATTATCAATAGCCATTCTTGCATGACCATTCATAATTTGTTGACTGTCATCCATATTTTCTGCTATACCTATACCAAAAAAGTTATAAGGATTTCTTTCGTATGGGAAAGCATGATATGGTAATCTATAAGGTGTAAAAGGATTAACTACTGCTCTTAAAAGTTTGTCTCCACATATCCAAGCATTAATTTGTACTTCATCTAAATCATCTATAGAATCATCAATTTCTATACCAACTTCTCTTGCATACTCTGCATCCATAATACCCCAGTATTCAAGAACTTCAAAATTATTTTGATAATCATTTTCAGTAACATTATCATCTTTTAATTGAGATTCATAATCTTTTTCAATATAGTTAGGACCAAATTGAATACATTCACGAATTGAATCTTCATTAAAGTATGGCATGTTTCGTAACTGTCTTAACTGACTACGATTCATTTTGTGTCTATGTATTACATATTCACATTCATCCATATTAGTCGCAGAAGGGTCAGGATAAAAATCCCAACAACTTACAAATTCTATTCTTGGAACTCTAACTTCTATTGGACTATATTTTCTTTGTCCAGTTTCATCGTTTTCCCATTTATGTAATTTTTTATTAAAATTAAATGGTCCTTTAATAATTCCTGTTCCTATTAAAGCAGATTCTAAAAGAGCATTTCTTAATTCAGCATTACCATTTGATTCTTCTATTTGGTCATGGATAAGTTTTTCCATTCTTCGTGCATTTCTTTGTGCTGGATTTAATTCTATTGCTTGTGGATTAGCACTTGCTCCATCTGTTAACATACCAGCTTCACTAGCTTGTTCTTCTATAGGGTCTTCAAATATACCATTATAAAAAGAAGCACCGGGTTTTACTATTTTACCATCACCATCATAACCAACATCATATGGATTATCTATTCTATTACCTATATCATCTGGTATAGATGTTTCAATATTAGGAGTTGGGTTGTTAATATTTAAGTGAGCTATATCTGTCTCACCTTCTGGTATTTTAGTTTCATTAATTCCTATTGGAAACTTACCTGTACCAAATATAACATCTACTAATTGACCAAAAGCTGCTAAGACTTTTGTTTTAGTAATTTTTACAAAGACTCTAGACTTTTCAGATTCTCTAAACTTAACACCTTTAGCATATAAACCTCTATAGTTTTCATATGCTCTTATCCATCTTTGTTCAGATAAATCTCTAGCTGTTTCTGCTCTAGCATATCTACCTTTAATAATACCTATAAGATTTCTTTGTTGGTCTTCTTTTAAAGATAATGTTTTCCCAGCTTCACCTTCTACTTCTTCGTAAATATTATCAGCATTTAAAAATGTATTTCTATCTTCTGTCATATATTAAAATTTCTTTTTAAAAGAAATACCGTAATAAGAACCTTGCTTTTTAGTTTTACCACCATAAGCAGAAAAACCTTTTCCTAACTTTACATTAAAATTAATATTTTTTTGTGTTGGTAAATTTTGATTTTTTCTAAAAAAAGCATTAATATTTGCTTTATTACCTATAGGTTTATTTATTATTAAAGATGATTGATTATTAGGTGTAGATTTAAAAGAAACATTTAAATCATCTAAACTTTTATAATATTTAACATCCCCTCCATTACTATACTTTTTTCTTTTCATACTTTAATAACCAAATGTAGAATCTACAGGTTTGTACATTTCTCTTTTTAATCCTCTAATTCTTTCTAAAGGACTTTCCATTCTTGGTCTGCTCATAATCATATAACGCAAAGCATCATATGCATGGTCAGAAGCGTGAGTATCTACATCTTCTGGATTAGTTTTAGATAGTGGTATAGACTGTAATTCTCTTATTAAGTTAGGACATGTATTAAATATCTGTAACTTAGGTCTTCCATTCTCTCTAATCTTTAAATACTCATGTAATTGTATTTTACCTTGTATTCTATTCTTGTCGGCTCGTCTTAATTTATGACCAGCTCGTACTAAACTTTCTCCGACAGTAGGACCTGTTGTTCCTGTATTTGCCCATGCTGCAGTATCTAAAACACCAGCTACAGAAAAAGGGTCTTCTGTCTCCATATCAGTTATTATAGCACCTAATTCTTCTCCTGTCAAGTTTTTTTGATATAATTCTCTATAAATAATTAAAGTATTGTCATTTATATCCATTATACCCCACAAACAACAGCTTTCTGATGCATATCCATAGTCAATTCCTTTTACTCTTTCCCAATGAATAGGTAAGGCAAAAGGTGATATAACATGAACTTTAGGGTCAAACTCTGTAAATGCTGCACCTTCTGCTACATCCCAGTTACCTTCAAGTAATTGTTGTCTTTGTGTAGGAGGTAAAGACATAAGCATTTGTTCATATACACCATCTTCAGAAAGATATGGATTATCTGCTAACTTAGCAGGAATAAACTTTCTAGTTAATCCATCACTACCTAAAAAACTTTTATTATACTCATTAGAATCTACATACCTTTTTTTTACCCAATGAGAACCTACACCACCGGGGTTAGCTGTACATCTTAAATAAGTTTTTATTTCTGGGTCAGTAGTTCTTAAACGAGAAGCCAGATAGTTCCAACTAAACTCTGTAGGTAAATGAGTTATCTCATCAAAACCTATCCAACTATATGCTTGTCCTTGATACCTATATACATCTGCATCTCTTTCTAAGAATCCAAACTCTATCTTAGCACCACTAGGAAAGTTCCAAAGTTTTTCTACTTCTCTAAACTTAGCACCGGGAAATGCTTGTGGATATAATTCACGAGACTTATCAATCATTTCACGAAGTTCTGGCATAGACCTTCTAAGTATTAAAGCACGATGAGCTTTTTTGTGTGCGTACCTTAGTGGGTCAACAAGCATAGCATAAGATTTACCACCACCTGCTGCACCACCATAAAGTACATCTTTTTCATCTGCAGCTAAGAAATCTGTTTGTGGTCCTTCATTTGCATGAAAGATTACTTTTGAATTTTTTATTGTTTCTTGAATTAAATTAGAAGTATTTTCTACTTCATCTTCTGTAAGAATGTTAGAAGTTTTAGGACTGTGAAGTTTTTTTATAACTGTCTCTTCATTAGACAGTCTGTTTTCTTTTTGTTTAAGAGCTTTTTTTTCTTTCGATAAAGTTTCTTTTTTCTTTTGTAATTTTTTTATATGTGTATTTTTTAAAGAAGAACCTTTATCTAAATAATTTTTAAGAGTAACATGACTTATTTTTCTATTAGTTTCTTCTTCAATTAAAGCAGCAGCTTCTCGTAAAGAAAAAACTTTATTTTCAACTTGTTGTACATACTTATATAAAACTTCTAGTTGATTTGATATAGGTTTTAAATAACCCTCTATATCACTTAACTCATAACCAAAAGGTATTACTCTACCTTTCTTTTTTATGTAGTCTTCTGGTATAGACATTATCTAACCTTTCTATAAGCTCTAGTTTTTCTAGCTATACTTTTAGGTTGTTTAGAATGTTGTTTTCCTGCAGCTTTATCTTTTCTTTTCTTTGCTGTTGTTGCTGCATATTCTGCTGATGTTAGAGCATCTCTAGCTGCTTTAGGTAAATATCTTTCTCCAGTCTCACTAGACTTTTTACCAGACTTAGTACCCCAGTCTTGTTTACTCCAACTTCTAAGACTTCTTTGACTTTTTGCTAAAGCCATTTTCTTAAATAATTATTTATCTTAGTTAAAAATTTTTTTATATATTGTATTATTATATTCATGTTATTTATAGCCTCCCCCTTTGGCTTTGTATTCTTTTGCTAAAAGCTGGGCTTTCCGAGCCGACCATTGACCGGGATTACCTCCTTTAGAACCGGACTTGATTTTCTCGAAAAGCCTCTTACGCATAGTAGGCTTAGTATAATTACCAGCTTTATTGACAGTTGACTTACTACCTTTAGCTAGTTTTTTACGAGTTACTGCTTTTTTTCTTGGCATTATTTTCTCCTTTCTTATTAAAAATCTTATCCCAGTTATCTTGGTATTGTTTTGAAAAAACATCTACTCTAGGTCTAGCACCTTTGCCACCCCAAGAGTCACTTTTACCATAAATACTTTTTCTGAAGACTACTTGATTGCCTTCATCGTTTCCTATTTGTTTACCCATTTCTTTTATCTTGTGCTTGTTGTTTTTTAAGTTTTTCTAACTTTTTATCTACCGGTTTTTGTTGTGATTGTTGTTGTGCCATTAGTAACCATATCCATTAGGGTCTTCCCATTTTTGATTATGCTTTCTATGTGCTGTTTTCTTTTCCCAATCTTCTATTGCATGTCTTATACTTTCTTCTGCTAAGACTGAACAATGTAGTTTAATTGGTGGTAATTCTAATGCAGTTGCTATATCTTTATCTTTGATAAGTTTAGCTTCTTCTATAGTCTTACCTTTTAACATATCTACAAACATAGTAGAGGATGCGATTGCACTTCCACATCCATATGTTTTAAACTTGACATCTTCTATAATATCATCTTTTAATTTTATTTGTAGTTTCATGACATCACCACATGCAGGAGAACCTGTCATGCCTGTGGCAACATTAGGGTCTTTAGGGTCAAACCTCCCAACAGAATGTTTCTGTGGATTGTTTAAAACACTCTCAAACCTATCAACTACCTTTTGTGAATATGCCATTACTTACACATCTTCCAAACTTTATTTATTCTTCCAGATTTCATAAACTTATGTATCTTATTAAATAATTTTACCATTTAGTCTTGTCAGCCCAATAAGCTGCTGACATTTTTCCTTTTTTAATATTCTTAGCGTGTCTAGCCTTAAAGCTTCTACGCTTTGCTTTCATTCTATCAGATTCACCTGCTTTAGGTTTACCTGCAGTCTTTGCACCTTTTTGACCAAACCTAATTAATTTTAAAGTATGTCCAACTTGAGCTAATACCATGTGTGATTTAGTTTTATGACCCGGAGTTCTTTTAGGTTTATTTACTCCTGCTAGTCCATGTTTCTTTAATAAAGATTTTTTTCTATTTTCATGTGCCATTAGTGTATTGTTTCCTGTTTTTCTGGTATTGTGTGACTTAATTCATGTAGTTCACCAATAATAGTTAAAGAATACATGTCAGCTATTTGCATAGCCTTAGTCATATCTTCTGCTTTTATATATGGTCCTATTAAAGGTTGGTCATCTTTAATAACTTCAGTTAAAAATATTTTCATCCAAGTATTCCTTTACCT